ATGCTCAAGAACGGTATGCGTCCAATCCATCCGGGTGAAATCCTGCGGGAGGACTTCCAGAAGGAGATGGGCTTCAGCGCCGCGGCTCTGGCCAGGGCGTTGGGTGTAGCAACGCCAACCGTCAACAACATCCTGCGCGAACGGGGCGGTGTTTCCGCCGACATGGCACTGCGTCTGTCCATCTGCCTGGACACCACCCCTGAGTTCTGGCTCAACCTGCAGACGGCCTTCGATCTGCGCACCGCCGAACAGCAACACGGTGATGAGATCATCGGATCGGTCCAGCGCCTGGTCGCTTGAATACATCCTGATCAATAAACAGGGGCGCCACGGGCGTGGCGCCGCGAGGGTCGTTCCCGCATAATCCCGCGACTGACATCGAAAAACGGAGAGATTGGGGCAACTTGTAACCCCAATGTACACAATGACCTACACGCTCTACGGCATCAAAGCCTGGGACGCTCTAAATAACCCGATTAATATCAATTAAATCAGTAGGTTAGCCGCATAATTGGCGACGAGAACACGGCTATTTCTCGCCGTTTCTAGCCAATAGAATCAGGTGCTTACGGACGCATTTTGGGGAAGAAAATGGATATCAAAATACTGGAAGATGCGCTCCTGCCCTGGCTGCGAGTAAGCACCTGGTACACGAAGCACTTCAAAGATGACGAGCGCTTTCACCAAGCCATCCATGTTGCCTTTGGACAGCTTGGACCAAGCATCAGTCCGGAAGATTTCGAGCAGGCAATCAAGAACGTTCTGTCCGAGCGCTATCCAGGGCAGGAGAAATCAATGTCGGATAGCATCGAGCACTTCGTCCGGCGGGCCGAGGCAATCGGCTCGTACCTCCTGGATGTCCGCAACTTACGGTAATGCAGCAGTAGTGTGAGGATCGACCCTCAGGCCGCGCCGTTAGCGGCCTCATGGCCGCGACTGTCTAATACGGTTCGCCCAGTTACGCAGACTTTCACCCAGCAAAATCGAGATGCTATATCTCAGTTTTAGACAGCGCTTTACCCCCTCCCCGGCGCCCCGCCGAAAACGATCCTTCCTGGCTCGTGATCAACCCAATCCTCATATTCGAAAAGGCCAAGGTGCCAAGCCTCCTCGTGCTCAAGCAGCGCCCACGCCTTTGCAGCCTCCGACAGCTCAAGCATGTCAACCAGGTTCTCATGGCTGACCTCTCGCCGCCGATGGGCGGCATACGCCATTGCATCGAGCACGGCAGCTCGTCCTTCGGGATCGGTGACAAAGGCGAATCGGTCGTTCAGCTCGTCCATCCATGCCTGCGGTATCCCGATCATCATTCTGCCCTGCACCACCAGGACTGCGCGTACAGCACGCCGTCGACCTCTTCAATCCCGTTGATGTTGATGCCGAGCTGGGCCATGCCGTTGACCTTCGCATCATGCAGCCGGGGGATGATGTCGGGCCCAGGCGTCGGGTTAAACACCCAGGCCTGGGTCGCGACTCGACCCAATGGCTCGCTGTGGTGGTCACCGATGTGCACATCCGCGCGCAGGGGCTGGATCTTCCGGAGACGGTCAGACGGTAAGGCCACGCCATGCTCGCGGCGTCGAACGAGGAGGAAGTACATACGGCACCGATACTGTATATAAAAACAGTATCCTACTCATGAAAAGAGCTATCCAGCAATCCCGATCAGCCGGGTGGCATCATGGCGTCATACTCGCGCCCGCACTGCTGGCCGGCGATCCGGGCTCGGTCATACGCTTGCGCCAACTCTCGATTCGTAGCGACAGACCGGTCGAGCAGGTCGGAGAGCACCATGGCGGCGCGGGTGGCTGCCTGGCCTCTGGCGACAGCGGCGGTATCCGTGCCGGCGCAACTGACGGCGGCGGCGAGCTGGGTGGCGTCACTGCGCAGCCGCTGGCCAGAAGCATCGGCGTCAGCAGCGCCAGCATCAGCAATCGTTCTTTCTTCCTGGGCATGGGCTCGCGCCTCCTCCTGCGCTTTGACGCGTCGTTGTTCTTCCTGCCGGGCGCCGCGCTCGCCGATCACTTCGGCCAGCCGGTCACCGCTGTCTCGTTGTGCTGACGCTTGGCCCGCCTTGGCAAGCTCAACTGACCGACCGTGCTCGTAGGCCGCCCAGTGAGAGGCCAGCAGCAACGCCAGCACGCCGGAAAGCAGCCAGCCGTTCACGCCAGCCCCAGGAACAAATTCCGCTCAGCTGCGCGGCGCCGGGTCAAGCCGTCCAGCACCTGCCGCCAGCCTTGTTCCAGCGCGGGAACTGCTCAGCCGCAGCCGCATAGTTGCCAGCATTTAGCAGCCGGCGCAGCGTGGACGATTCGAGGTTGGCCGCACCCAGGTTGTAGGTGAAACACATCAGGCGTCCCACTGGTTCTGGCTCAGCGGTACCGTGACCAAGCGCTGAACCTCCGGCTCGAAGCGCTGCACATCGTTCAGCAGCATGCGCTCGGCCTGCTCTTTGCTGATCTTCATGCCGGATTTCACGCCACGGGTTGCGCCGTAGCCGATGGTCCATACGCCGGCTGAATCTTGGTAGGCCTGCAGGCGCAGGCCCTCGAACGACTTGATGAGGATCAAGCCGCGTTGCGATGTTCGCATTGGGGTTTCTCCAGGCGTAAAAAGCCCGCACAAGGCGGGCATGGGTTGGTTGAGGGTTCAGACTCTGGCGCAGGCTCGGCCGGCTCTTTCGCCGTGATGGCTCCGGTGCACTGCAGTCCTTAAGTACAGGCGGGATAAATCCGCGACTATTTCGATACCTGCCTGTTGAATACCACCCTGGAACCATTGGCAGACTCAAACGGTAGCGCAGCGGTCAGCCCGATGGATGATCCCGAAACAGACGAGACTATTGTCCAGTGCGTGTCACGATTATTCATATTAATGCCGACTCGATCCCCAACCGCAACGCCGGCCCCGCTCACCACGCTTAGGGTTAAGGCACCTGATAAAGCTTTCGCAGCAAGCGCAGTGTCTAGCGCGAAAGTGCAAACATATAAGTTCGAACCGCCAACAACGGTGAAGCCTACAGGAACAAATCCTTGCGTAGGCGCCGCCGACACAGCCGGCCATGACATACGCTTGGACTGCACGTTTCCGTGGAACTTGACGTTATGAGGCGTCGAGCAGTAAATGGAAATACCTCTCGCCAAAGCGTTTGCCTGCTGGCTAGCAGAGATACGAGCGCCGACTCTGATATATAGCGCACCAGCATCTAAGGCCTTCTGAGAGAGCGTTGCCCAGTAATTAGAAGAACCGATGCCTGTCAGTGTTGTTAGGACATTACCAGAAGCTGACGGGGCGCCTGGTGTAATCACCCATGACGCAACTGCGTTGATCGGCATACTGTTTTTATCATAAAACTCAAGTGACGGACGATAAAAGACAACATCCCCATCATCATAGCCAGCCCAAGACCAATAAAATTGGAGATTCCTCTCGATTCTAATCTTGTCTGACAGCAAGACTGGAGCATTCCCTGCTGTTCCTCCAATCCTCTGCAGGTGGGGGAGTCGGGCAGGCAGATCTAGCGAGTTGTTTACTACCGGGTCATTAATCGAGGCGTGCGCAACACATGAAATATTATGCCTGGCACTAAAATCATCTGCGACTGTATTTGCGGTCCCCAGGTCGGTGACGGTTCCGGAAATCAGCCCGTTTTCTCGATCATCAATAGAGCCGTCCCAGGTTTTTTGCAGCCAATTATTGGATGAGTCTGCTCCAAAAATTACTGTTGTCGGCCCCTCTTCAAACCTCGCACCCAAAACGTAGTTGTGAGATCCACGGTTAAACTCGATAGTTACTGGACCCTCAAAGGTCCCCGCGAAAAACTTGTTGTGGTTATGATTGTACGACCCAGTTATTTTCAGGCCGTGGCAACGATTCAGATAAAACTGGTTTTCATTAATCCACTGTATGCGCCCACCTTCGTTAGAGTTGTCTGCGCCTCCGGCGTTGGCGGGATCTGTATCCAGTGTTATCTGATCCACGTGAGCAAACACGAACGTACTGTACGCAATACTGTAATTACGGCCCCGATCTGGTGCAGAGGTACTGGCATACAATTGAATATATTGGGCTCGCCCAACATATATCCGCTGCCCCTTCGCGCCCATTATTCGAATGGATGGCGTTGCTTTATTGCCATCTACTCGGAAGACTCGACCAATTTCCTGCGGCGGGTTCCAGCTCTGCGAGGCGTTCCCGCCGAGGATTAATCCGATCTGGTCTGATGAATCCAGAAAAAAAAGTTGCCTGCCTTGCCTCAAGCGCCACTTCGCGGAAGTCTACTGGCTGAGTGAGTCGGTACACCCCCGAGAACCTAACTGGCAGACCAAGCAGCTTTGCTAGAGACGCGGCCGCAATAAATGCCGCTGAGGCATTGGACGACAGTCCGCTCACTGCTCCAAACCACAGAGGGTCTACATGATCACCAAGTATTCGATCCCATGCTCGGCCGGAGGCATCTACAATTCTTGTGCCTCCGTTGTCGATCGGATTGAGATCCGAGGCTTTTTGGAAGAAGCCATTTATTCCTGAGTTGGTTATGTGGACTACATTCGCCGACCCTTGATACTGACGCAGCTCAGTGTAGCCAGCGAATGCCTTGGCCTTATCCAAGGCTTGCCCGACGGTTTCGCCATCATGTCCGACTACTTCGCCGCCGGCGTCAGAATGCAGGGCCGCTTCTAGCTCATTAACAGCCAGCAGGCTTTCGTTCGAAGCCCAGCCCGAGGCCCTGTAGATGTATTCCGATTGATCAACGGTATTGGTGTACTTGTCGCCAATCTGAAGGGGGCTGCCGTCATCTCGCGTTTCAGGCTCTTCCGGAGAGGGGTCTAGAAACTTGGACGTTCGAGACTGGGCCTCCGCTGCAAGCTCAACCGCCTCAGCGGCTGCCGCCGCAGCACTCTGGACAGCATCGGTGCGGGCGATATCGTCAGGTATCCACCCCTGATCGATTTGCCCTAAGGCATCAGCAAGCGGGAGCTTACCGGGTGCCGGGGTGACAGATGCCGTTCCACCGGTGACGACAGCCTCCGCGTTTTGGGCGCTGCGCGCCGCACTTTCTGCGCTTGCCTGGGCCGCAAGCCGATCCTGCGCGACTTGTTCGGCTGCAGCGGTAGACTCAGCCGCGTACTCGGCTGAAACCTGCTCAGACAAACCTGCCGCTAGCTGGCTCTGCGCCGCAGATAGCTCGCTAGCGCTTGCCGCCGCCTGGCTCTCCATGGCCGAAGCCGCGGAAGCCACAGCTGCATCCTTGGACTCCAGCGCAGAGATCGTGGCCGACTCAACTTCGATACGGGCCCGCTCTACATCCTCAGCACTGTCGATAACTTGCGCGGTCTTGGTATCTACAGCGTTGGCCTGCTCGGAGACTTGGCGTGCATCGCTTTTGACTTCAGCCGCGAGCTCTCTCACCTCCACTAAATCATGACTGGTGGAATCGCGGGCATCCTGAATTTGGCCCAGCAGCTGCACCGCCGCGTCGATCTCTGGCCCGGTATGGGCACTGTTGTAAGCCATGGGATTTTTCTCCGGGCATAAAAAAACCGTCTTTCGACGGCCTGCATGAACTGGGGTGTCAGGATGCGGTGAGTATTAAATTTCGCTCCAGTCCTGATAGAGCATCCACTGAGATGCCCGTCACCTGGCGCGGGAGGTCGATGTTGACGGAGTAAACCTGCATTGCTGGAGCACTTACTCGCTCAACCCTTGCGGATGGCGATGCGCCGCTCATGGATACGGACCAGCCTCGGGTGGTTTTCGGCGTAACGCCAATAGCCAGCAGGAGGACATTTTGCAGCTTGGTGGCTACTGTGATCGGCGCCGCCGGTGAGACGTGAGCCTCGAGCTTCACAGAGGACCATCCAGGAGCCCGGAATACCAAGACGGAGACAGATATCGAGTTTGAAGCCGCGCGCGAATAGGCTGGCGGAGATAGATCAGGAGCATACTGGGCAGTGCACACGTAATCCTGGTTACCCTGAGCCAGTGCTGCCAGCCTGCCGCCGACATGGTCGTCCGGATGGTTTCGTTGAGCGGCGACATGATTGTGACAACCAGGTCGCCCGACCTAATGCCAGCAGGAAACTTAGCCTCCACCTTCGTCGAACCGCTCGCCAGGAGACTGGTCGAGCCCACGTACTCCCAGGCCGCCCATGGACCCGGTAGCGCTCCCCCCATAAGGCTGCCTCGATCATGATCGCGCCCCTACAGAACCAACCCAGCCATCTCCGATCCAGATCAAAATCACGGTCGTCCAGGCGCTTCCCAAGACGGGTAATTGACTGTTGTTCCACAGCACCCCGGGAGGCCAGGTAATACTCGCTTTCCCAGTCAGATGCAGCACCACCGTCATCGCCCTGGCTGCACTGGGCAGGTTAGTAAATGTCAGCACCCGAGGCTGTGTTGCGTTGATCTTGAAAACCTGACTCGCGCTAAGGTCTAGCACTGCTGTCGCAGTGGCCAGGTCGAGGTCGTAGCGACGCAGGCTGCCCGAATATTCGACACCGGTACCATCAGGCTTGGCCACGAGAGGAAGCCCTCCCTTACCGGCCACGGCGGGCAGACCGGCAGCACCTTGAGCCGCCGCCGCCGCCGCTTGGGCTGTGTCGCGATAGCCTTTTGCCGCATCCGCCTGTACCTTCGCTCCAGATGCCTGCTGGGCCGCAGACTGAGCGCTCTGGGATGAAGATTTCGCCTGTTGAGTAGCCAGGTCAACCTGGGCCGCGCCATTACTGGTGGCGCGCTTAGCGCTTTCAGCGGACGCCTCTGCTTGGTCGCTTACGAAATCAATGGCCTGGTTCATCTGATCCGCAAACTGCGGCAGGGCAGACATGAAGTTGTCAGCTAGTGTGGCGAAGGTGCCGGCCGAGTTCTGCCGGCTGGGCGCCTCCGGCAGAGGCGTGATAGTAGGTGTAGCCATCAGATGAGTCCTTCGACTGAGATAGAGCAGTCCGACGCTGTCGGCCCGCTGATAACCAGGTTGAATTCCTTGTAGTAGCCGTAAAGAATCGTCGACTGGAAGCTAGCCTCACCAATCCAAACGAGCGGCTTTGCCCGGTACTTGCTGAGCAGGCGCTGCACTTGCGAAACCATGCTGGTCTGCACAATCACGTCGAATTCAGCCCGCTTCGAATAGCCGCGCTCAACGATGATCATGTTCCCGAAGGTGTCGCGCTCCTTCCGGCTGTAGTCGGTGATGCCAACTGAGGTGCCGTAGAGCGCCTCACCCAAGACAGCGGCTTTACCCAGGATCAGGGCGCCAACCTTGGCAACTCCACCTGGCTTGGCAATCTTTATCTCGATAGAGCCGTAACTCCCCGCCGGCAAGCCGAGCAACACGAAGTCCTCGTTCACCTCTACGGGCGAGAAAAAGTAGTCGTACCAATCGTTGATCCCGTCCGTGGAGACTGGCGAGACGACCGATTCGTACACGATGCCCTGGTAAGGGTCGACCACCCTCACATAGATAGACGCCGCATCCAGGCCGAAGAAGGCCATCGAATCGACCGCTTTACCCGGGGCGATGGTCAGCGCGATGCTTTCAGGATTGCTGGTCACCGTCCCGATCTTGTCATCGAACATCCGCCATCGATTCGTCGGCCCCAGATCCAGCCAAGTTGGCGGGTCGGTCGCAGCCCCAGTAGGTTCTTGTTGGTATTTGCCACGAGGGCTTCGTAGTTCCGGTGCTCAAGCATGACGATGTCGCCGACCGCATACGCCGTGGTAGACACCCATAGCGGGTAGTCTGCCTCCGGCACATTGGTCAGCATCGATGCCACCTGGAAAGACTGCCCAACCTGAACCACCAACGGCTCAGCATTGGGCTCCACCAAAAACGCCTCCATCACCGCCATGGCTGGGGTGATTTCGACGGGCTCAATGATCCTCACGGGTACAGCTCCTGTTCCAGTTTCTGAGGTAGAAGATCAGTGTTCTTGGCGGCTTTCTGGGTGTACTTGGCAATGGCGAACAGCGCCGACTTCAGCTCAGCGCGAAGCTCGCGCACCTCGGCAGCTGTGACATCGACTTGGCCACCTGCGAGCATCGCAGCGGTCTGGTTGGCGTTGTATATGCGGCTTGGCCCAGTAACCTCCAGCTCGGGGCCGCGTTCACCAACCAGACGCAAACCGCCGCCAAAGCTGCCGCCACTGGCGAAACCGGGAATTCTGATGGTTTCTCCATTGGCCTTGCCCGACGTAGCGATTGCCTGCACCAGTTCGTCATAGGTCAGCAGCCCACCACTCAACGCACCTGTCCAGTTAGCCAGGCCTCCGGCCTCCGCTTCGCGCCCCAGCACCGTTCGATACACAGCGCGCACTATCGCGGCATTGTTCTCGTAGGTGTTGAGCTTGGCTGCGCCATCGTCCTTGACCGATAACGCAGCGGACACGGCCTGGCTGAGATGGTCGACAGCGACAGCCACTGAAACCACCGAGTTATCCACGCCGTTGAGCGCGTCGATTTGAGCCTGAGCCAAAGTGAGCTGTGCGTCGTACTGAGCAATCTGCAGGTCATAGGACTTCTTGGCTTGTTCGATACTGGTCTGCAAGCTCTGCACAGACTTCTCGGCAGTGGTGAGCTGTTTGCCGTTGGCGGCTTCCAGCTGGCTGACGATGTTGGCTGTACGCCCCTGGTCGCGGTTGTACGCCTCCAGCGAGGCGTAAGCTCGGTGGTGTTCTGGCTGACAACAGCCAGCGCATCGTCAAGGCCGGTGATGCCGGCCAACGACTTGCCGGCCCGAACCGTTGCCAGCGCGCTGTTCAGCGTGGCCATTGCCTGGGCCCGGAGCATCTTCACGGCATCATGCTATCGCCGCGCAGTGATTTAAGGGCACTGCTGAGGCTGGAGCCAACGGAAGTCAGATCGCTGACGCTCTGCTGTGCCGTCTGCGACATGTCGTTCAGCGAGGCGATCTGAGCGTTGTATGCCTCAGTGATCGCGGTTTTCTGAGCGTTGACGGCGCGCTGAACCGACCCCAAGGCAGCGTTTACTGCTGTCGCCACATTTTCCCGCGCGGCTGCCGACCTGGCCTCCAGGATGTCGTAGGCCTGAGCGGCGGAGCCGGCGGCACCGATTAGGGCCAGGTACATCTGGTGACCGGTTTCGGTGGTGAGGTCCAACGCCTCCACAATTTTACGGTAGCCTCACGGGTTTCCGGCAGCGTGACGTTCATGTCCTTGAACTGCTGCTGCACAAGCGCGAGCGCAGTATCGGCCTTCTCCGCTTCGCTGAAGAACGAGCTGAGGTAGTTGCCAAGGCTATCAGTGAATGCCTGAGCCGCTGCGTTGGCCCTCGCTTCAAGGATGTCATACGCCTCTGCCGCAGCGCCGGCCGCGCCGATCAGGGTCAGGTACATTTGCTGACCAGTCTCGGTGGTGAGGTCGAGCGCTTCGATGACCTTACGGTAACCCTCCCGGGTTTCCGGCAGGGCCACGTTCATATCCTTGAACTGCTGCCGTACCGCTTCAAGCGTCTTGTCCGCCCTTTCCGACTCACTGAAGAACGCGCCGAAGTAGGTGTTCAGGTTCTGGGTATAGGTTTCCAAGCCGCCGGCCGCCGCGACCATCGCATTGGCCAACTCCATCGACTGTGCGGACAGGCCAAGCATCGTTACGTCGATCAGGCCGAGCGACTTGTTGAAGCTCTCGAACACGGCGATACGCTCACCAAGTTCGGCGAAGCTGTAGCCGAACCCGCCCACTCCTTGATCGATGAAGGTGATCATCTGATCAGCGAAACCGCTGAACAGCTTAGCGATCTCCTCCTGGATCTCGGCTTCAGACTTCCCCTTGGTCGATATCTGCTGCTTGGCGATGTTAAGCCCCGCGAATGCACCATCCCCTACCGATACGCCAATGCGGCCAAGCAGATCGACAACCGTGTCTTCCGTCGCGTCATAGGTCTCTTGCAGAGCAGACGCGACCTCAGGGTCCAGGTCCGAATAGCGTGTGCGCTTCTTGTTCTTCCCGAACAGGCCGCCCTTCTTCTTTTGGTACTCGTACTGCTGCCCCGTGAACTCGCCGCCGGTAACGCCAAGCGCCAGGCCGGTGTCCTTGGTTTGCCAGCTACCTCCGAACAGGGATCCGCCCAAGAAACTCCCCAGAGCCGAACCAATGACGCCGCCGATAACGGTACCAAGTGGCCCGACCAGCGATCCAATCGCCGCCCCCGCGTAGTAGCCGCCTACGCCACCTGCCGCGCCAGTGGCGGCACCTTTAAGGCCTGACTGCCCATAACCGTACAAGGCACCACCGATACCCGCCAATGCCCCGCCGAGAGCAGTGGCCCCGGCAGCACCGGTGGCATAGGTCGCGCCTGATCCCGCTGCTGCCCCGGTAGAGCCGACCCCGCCGGACACCAGCGACTGCCCCAGGCCAAAGCCAACGTTGCTGGCCCCGGCAGCCGTACCAGCGCCACTGAAGAGGCCGCTGATACTATTACTGAGGAAGCCGTAGCCACCACTGATGGCCCCCTGCAGGCCGCCAAGAAATCCTTCTCCAGCGGTCCAGCCGGCGGAGATCGCAGCGCCAAAGCCCGATGTGGCGGCACTGTAAGCGCTGTTACCCATTGACCACAGGTTAGAAAGGCTCAGCCTCCACCTCCGGCCGAGCCCCCGAAAAGCCCGCTCGTTTGAGCTGACAGCCCACCCACTCCCAGAGCGGCGCCGATCTGCATGACGATGGGTTTCGTGATCGCCATGTGGGCAAGTTCGGCGAGGAGCTGCTTGAACCCTTCCTTCAGGCTGGTTGCGAAGCCCTCGAAGCCATCTCCTATGTTGCGCCAGGCATTAGCAAAGGCTTCATCAACCCGGTCGACGGCGCCCTCGGTGAACTTGCCCCAGGCAGATGCCGCATTTTTATTTTGCTCATACTCCAGCGCCAATAAACGCAGAGCTTCCTCGTACTTGTCAGCCTCCGCCGAGTTGAGCTTCATCGCGGCATTCAGAGCGTTCTGATCCGCAACGTAGTCGTTGAGGAGTTTCTGGGCAGGGATAAGCCGATCCATGATGCTTGGCGCATTCGCTGCGCGCTTGGCAAGATTGAGCTCCTCCTGCTGAGCCTTTATGCGGGCTTGAAGCTGATCATATTCCTTGCTGCCAACAGCTAGCCCTTTATCAATCAAGGCGACCTGTAGAGCCTTTTGGAAGTTGTACTCCTCAAGAGCATCAGCGCCTTGAAGCGTCGCCTTGGCCAGGGCCGTCTGGTCATCTGCTTCTTTCTTAAGATCGAAAATCTGTTTGCTGACGGCAAGCCTGTCCTCGGCGTCCATCTGCTTTTTGATCGAAGCGGTAACAGCGTCTCGAGCTCCGACCCCAGCCTTGAGAAGCGCCTCTTCGACCTTCTGCTGCAGGGTAAACTCACGCGACTTGTCAGTTCCGGCCAGGTACGCCGCGGCCAGCCCTCCAGCACTTTCCATGGCTATCTTGGTCTGCGCCTGAAGATCCGTAAGCGCCTTAGCTTGGTTTTTGGTCTCAGTAACCGATTCCTTTGCCGCGCTAGTCGCAGCCTGCGCAGCTTTGGTCGCAGCCTCCTTGGCCACTCGCTGCTTATCAGCTGCCGCCGCTTCATCCAGGATGGCCTTGCGACCTTCCTCGGTGACGTTCTTCTGTTCACTCAGCCAGCGAGTGGCCTTCTTGGTCTCGCTGTTGCCGTCTTCCAGCGCTGCACCACGCTTTTGCAAGGCCTGAAGGTAAGTCTCTTCAGTTGCGGACATGCCGGCTTTGACCGCGTTATTTTCACCAGTGGCGACAGTATTCTCCCTGGTCGCCGCTGTAAGAGCCTGCAAATCCCCCTTGAGCTTCTGCAGCGACGCACCAAGGTCAGAGGCGCGGATCTGCCCCTCTTCGATCGCCTGGGCCATCTGCTCGGAAACGCCCGGCACCTTGCGAACTTCATCTGCGACCGCCTTCCAGTCAACCTGCAAACCGCCGGCGGTGTCCTGGGCGGCCTTGCGCACCAGATCGAGCGCTCCCCGAACATCCTCTGGCAGAGGAGCCAGGCCAGCCATTAGTCCATCGGCGCCGGCAGCCCCTACGTTTCGGAGATCGTTCTCGAACTTGTCAGCGATAGCCCCGGATGTTTCGTTGAGCTTGCGCTGAGCCTCATCGATACTGGCCTGAAGCTCGCGGAGCGTTACGGCTGGGTAGCCTTGTTGAGCTTGTTGAAGCGATCGATCAGCTTATCCAGTGGGTCTGCGAGATCGCCCAGCTTCTTTTCCAAGGTTGACGTGTTGTCACGCAGAGTGAGGTAGGCCGCGCCTACACCAATAGCCAGCGCAATCAGACCAGTAGGGCCTCCCATCAGCCCCATCAAACCAGCGGCCGAACGAGCCAACAGGCCTTTTGCGGCAGCGGCCTCTTTTTGGGCCGCCGCGTTTGCTTGTGTGGCAGCCGTATCACGGGCCATTGCGGCCGCCGCAGAATTGGACGCAGTAGCTTCGGCGTTTGCGGCAGCGGTAGCCGCTTTTCGCGCCGCAGCCAGTTCCAGCTCAATTGCGGCCAGTGAGGCCTTGAGCTGCCCCTCCTCTTTCGTGCCCGCAGCCAGTGCCGCTTGGTAAGCGAGCGAATCCCGAGCTGCCTGAAGGTTAACCACCCTCGCAGCCGCATCGGCGGCCAGCGCCTTAGTGGATGCCGCTGTGGCTACTGCCTCGCGAAGCTTGGCTGCTGTGCCCTCCGCAGTGACCACTGCCTCTTCGGCCTTGGCAATTGCCGATTCTCTAACGGCTTTCGTTTCGTCAACAAGCGCCTTGCCCGCAACACCGGCAGACGCCACCGCGTCAATCGCATACTTCGCAAAAGCAGCTGTCAGCTTTCCGCCAACTGCGGCCGCTAGAACGTCAACGTTCTCCGCCAGGAATGCAATAGCCTGTCCAACTTTCTGCGCGCCACCGTCGTCACGCAGGTCACTCAGGCTCTGGGTGACGCTTTCAATTGCAGGCAACATGCCCAAAGTGATTTGCTGGCTGACACCAAAAAAAGTGGCCTCAAGCTCTCGGACAGCCTTTCCCGCCTCGAGCAGCCTCTTAAGATCGATCTCTTTGAGGACTGCGCCGAGCTTTTCAGCCTGATCACCGGCATCCTTGAACCCCTTACCGTTATCGCGCAGCAGAGGGATCAGAGCGGTAGCCTCATCGGCCATCTGCTCCATGTAGGTGGTCAGCTGCTGCTGGTTCAGGCCTGCCTTCTGCAAGGAGTCGTAGTACAGCTGCAGCGCCTGCGGGCCAGATAGATTCCGGAACTGGTCGGCCGTAACACCAACCAATGGCGCAATCTCCTTGAAGAAATCGGCCATCTCGCCGCCGCCGCGCTGGAGAAATTCACCAACGCGGTCGTTCACATCCTTGAGGATATCGCCCAGCTTGTCCTGCTCCACGCCAACAGACTTGGCGCCGTAGGCCATGCGCTGAAACTCTTCGACCGAAGCGTTGGCCACCGATGACAGGTTCTGGATCTCCTGCGCATTGGAGATCGCACCCTGGGTAAGGGCGACAAGACCAGCAACCGAGCCGACCGCAGCGATGTTGAATGCACCGAATGTTGAGGCGACCGACGAGATGACTCCCTGCATGCCGCGCGCGCTGGCTCCCGCACGGTCGAACGCTTCATCCACACGCGCCAGGCTGTTGTCCATATTCTTCGAGGTCGCAGCAACAGCACTTTCGCCGCGCGCCATCTCCTGACGGAGCTGTGCTGTCGTGGCCTCAATGCGAACCAGTAGGCCCTGAACATCTCCGTCAGCCATTAACTTTTCTCCAATAACAAAAAACCCGCCTAAGCGGGTTAAAATAAAAATCAAAGTTACTGCTAGCGACTTGTCAAGAGTGCTCGCTTAATGACTTCCTCCCCAATCTTCTGAGCGGCGTCATCGATCGCAGCACCGATGGCTTTGCTTACATCACTTTCATTAATTGATAAATATGGAATTGTTATCTCGCCGTCCCCTACAACCTCGATATCTGTAACCGATCTATCTCGTTCTAATATCGAACCCCTGACTGTAACTTTAGCCCCTACGACGGTATCACTTCCGGCAGCCAAAACGCCAAATCCGGCCATTAGGCCTGTTGCTCGACCATCGTCAACACCGAATTCAAGTGCAACGATCTTCGGGGTTATAACGATATCGGACTGTGCTCCATCGTCTCTATCGCCAATTCTAATGGCCGGAATTCTTGATCTAAGATCATTTGCAATGGCTTGACTTAGAGGCCTTCCGACAACAACTTCAAACTGTCTAGGCCCCCATGCCTTTCCGTAGGAAGGCTTCTGAGTGATAACTAGACGCTGAAAGTCCTGCGGCAGAACCAACTGCGCAGTCACTCCTTTAACCGGTGTTCGATACTCAACGGCACTAGACTCTTTGGGGGTAAGCTTAATAGCCGAACATCCAGCCAGGAAGGCAAATAAGCATAGAGCGACAATTCCTTTCATCAAGATTTCCTCGTTCTTCGACGGAGGCAATCTACCACTATGAGCATGAGGCGCCAAAGCTGCGGGTGCGGTGTTCAGGGATGGGTGACTCTAGATGCAGCAGCCCCCCGAAGTCCACGCCGAAGATCCTTGGCCACGGCCGCCTTCGAAGGCGTAGTCTCAGGCTGGCCGAACGGATTGGTTTTCTTCAGGAAGTCCGCTTTCGCTTCCCACGCCAGGATGATCTCGATCATCGGCGTGTCCCATGCATCGCCAGGCGACCATCCCAGCCAACCGGTGGCTATTCCGTAGAGTTCGTCGACGTAGCTGCCGTTGCCGGATCGCTCGGATCGTTTCCCTGCGATTCTTCGAGCTCTTCATCGGTCTTACCGCCCGGATTCATCAGCGCTCGCACGAATGGCAGCACCTGGCTGCCAACCTTGTTCACGCCGCCTTCGAACACGGCCTCTTCCACCGCCTCGAGTTCTTTGCGCTTATTGGTGTCGATGCCAGCACCGGCGGCGATGATGAAGGCAGTGGCAGTGACGTTGCCTGCGCCCAGCTGCTGCATGGCTGGGAGAATGCCGCCGAAGCGGTTTTCCAGCGCTCGAACAGCGCGCAGGGTGGACTTCAGGGTGAAGCTGTCGCGGCCGGCATCGACGGTGACGGTGCCGTAATTGGTCTTGGACATTTCGCTTTCCTTGGGTACGTATTAGGGTGAGAGAGGCGCGGCCCACAAGCGGCGCCTCAGCCTGAAATCACGGAGTCGGGGCGACTTCGATGATCTCCGAGTTGATGCCGACGGTAACGGCGCGCTTGAGCACGTCTTCGGCGCCGCCGACCTGCTTGCGAGACGACATCACCTTGGCAGCGAAGTAGTCCACGTAGCCGCTCTCGTACTCGACCTTGAACGGGTAGTCGAAGCGGCTGCGATCTTTTTGCGCGACTTGCAGCGCGATCTGGCCAGCGTCGTCGTCAACCAGGCCGATCGACAGGTCGACCGAGCCGGCATCGGCCAAGCCTTTCATGTGACGGGTTCGCGAGTCAGCCAACGCGGCAAACGTGACATCGCCTACCTCGTCGCCGTAATCGCCGATGTTCTCGACCTCACCGACTTCGGTGTAGGTGAGGCCTGTCAGCAGGGTCTTGGCTGCCGCCAGGTCCTTGGGCAGATCAGCGGTCAGCCGCGGCCCGATGTAGATTCGAGTGCCGGCTCCGGTAGTAACAGGCATGGGTAGTCCTCCTGGGACAGGTGAATGCCGCAACGCGGCGGGCTCATGGGTAAATCAGTGTTGGGTGATGACGCGCAGCGTCACGGCGCCCTGATAGGTAATTCCGTCAGGCTCACGGCTTGTCTGCTTGCGCTTGACCTGCATGGACACGACATGGCCGGTGGTGAGCGGCAGCGGTTGGTTATGCAGCAATGAGTCGATGGCAGACATGATCTCGTGCACTTCCTTCTGACCTTGGTATTGGCTCCAGACAGAGAGATACAGGAAGCGCTGGTCTTTTCGACTTGCGAGGAAGTCAGCCTCGTCAGCGATCGCGCTATCGATAGTCACGTAAGGGTATGGCGTGTTGTCGGGCACACCGTCGTGCACAGGACACGACAAGCCAGATGACAGCCTTTCGTGCAAAGCCACCTGGAGGGCAAACGCTGGATCGGACACATCAACCTCCTTTGGCTGCTTTCTGAAGCGTTCGACCAACGGCTGCCCGGATATCTGCCAGGACAACCTCACGGTTCACATCCAGGGCGGGCCTCAGCCAGGGGTGTGCCGGCATGGCCGGGATATCAGGGTGCTTTCCGTACCAGTTGCGGCCATCGGTCTTGTTGGCCTCCCGCTGATTTCGACTACCTGAACGCTTGCCATCGAAGTAGCCCTTAGTGCCGTACTCGAGGAATCGCAGATAGAAGAACCTGCGGTTGGCCTTCTTGCCACGCAAGCCGATCTGCGCATCCAGGCCGCTCTTGGCCACGTAGGCGGTCAATGCTTCCGCACCTTCACCGGTGTCCTTTGGGATGAATTCGCGCATGCTGTCCAGGATCTTGTCGGCGCCATCCTGCATAGCCGCCCGAACTTCGTTGTCGACAGTCTGGTGGATGGTGCGGAGCACCTTGCGCAGCTTGAAGTCGCCCGACATCCGAGAGCGGCGCACCACGTCAGGCCTGCTCGTCGGCGCCGGTGCGCTTGCCGGTACCCGGCGGCTTTTCTGAGGCCAACACCTCTTCTGCCTGCCGGTTCTCGATCAGCACGCGACCATCTTCGGCTTTCACGTCAAAGGTTTCGCCAATGGCCTTGCGACCCATCGGGCCAGAGATATTGGCCAGAGCTCGTACTTTCATGAGGTTCTCCTCAAGGGTTGATAACGTTGGAGCAAAGCAGCCTGAGCATGTCGCGCTCATTACTGGCGAGCACGGCCTCAATCAGGTAGGTCTCGCCGGTGTCCTTGTGCACCAGGCGCATGCCTGCCTTGAAGTCCCGGGCAAATCGAGCGCGAATCTCTGCTGACACGACGGCCTGCAACTGACTCGCGACTGGGTCAACTCGACCTGTTGGGAGCTGGATTTCCGTCCAAATATCCCGCACAGGCGTCCACCCCTTTATCTTGCCGCCGCCGAGTTCAGGCACCAGGGTTTCCTGCTGCAGAGCGCAACGATGGCGAAGTGGGCCGGCTCTCATCAGAAACGCTTCCTGTACCAGAGCAGCCTTTCGACTGCGAGAGGCATGGCCGTGGCGATCGTACCCACAGCAACGGCCTCGCGGTTGGCGTACCAATGGCCGACCAGCAGCAGGACCGCCTGCTCGACATCGCCGGTCAGCCCCATTTCATCAGGCTCAACCGGATCGACCTCAACCAGCTTCCGGTCACAGTGCTGCTCGACATGCGCCTTGGCCGCTGCGACGTAGCCGCCGATCAACGCGTCTTCCTCGTCGCCGTCGACCCGCAGGTGCATCTTCACGGTGGCCAGGTCGAGCATTTACTTGACCTCGGCTGCGGCTTTCTCGGCAGCAGCCTTGTCGGCGGCTTCCTTTTCAGCTGCCGCTTTTTCCGCTGCAGCCTTCTCAGCTGCGGCTTTCTCGGCAGCTGCCTTGTCTTCCTTGGGCGCGGCAGGCTTGGTTTCCTTCGGCTTCGCCACACGGGGTTTGCCATTGGCATCAACCTCGACGGCCAGACCCTTGCCGATCAGGGTGTAGGCGTACTCATCATCGGCGTCTTCAAAGCTTTCGCCGGCCTTGATCTTGTTCGAGCTAGCACCCAGCAAGGCGCCGTTACCGACAAAACCCCACAGAATCTTGATTTTCATGCTGCCTCCAGAAAAGAGGAGGCCGGCGGTGCGCCGGCCTTCAGTGAGGTTCGTTTAGCCGGCGGCCTGGAATCGACCTTTGACCAGCGCCTTCTTCTGCCGTACGCCGAGGCCGAGACGCTCCTCAACCAACAGCGCTCGTTCGTTGCGGATGAACTGATCGTTGATCAGGCCCATCTTGAACAGGAAGGTCAGGCGGTCAAACAGCGTGGTAGAGCGGGCGAAGTTCGCCACTAGGAACTCGCCACCAGTGTCGGCATCACCTTCGTCCATGCTGTCAGAGGTGATCACCGGGCGACCCCACAGGATCGGTGTCACCAGACCCTGCAGATTGGCGAACAGGTAGCGGTTCTCCCCATCCTTCTGCAGCTCGATGTTCATCCAGTCCAGCTCGGTCATCACCGTACCATCGGCGGACATCTTCGACTGCTTACGCACCTGGTAGATGGCGCGACGCACCAGGTCAATGGAGGTATCGCCAGCCTTGCTCAGGGCAATATCGTAGGCGGTTGCCTGGGTCATCAGGCCATTCAGGTTTTCGCCGGTGCCGTCACCCTTGAGGATCTGCGCCTCTTCCTCCAGCTTCAGGTCGTAGCGGAGCAGCTGCTGGAGGTAGGCGAACATCTGAGGCACATCGTCCAGGGCCTCGTCGGTGACCGGCATCCACACCGCGAGCTTCTTGACGCGGTCGGTGACGCGCTCGAAGGTAACGTTGCTGGTTGGCTTCAGGCCTCCCTCGGCCACAGGCGCGGCGCCGGTAGTGTGCAGCAGCTCTCGGAAGTAGGTGTATTCCTGCGCGGCCACCGGGATGACGGTCAGCAGGTCGCGAATGCGCAGCTCCTGGCGGATGCCAGGCTGGATCACCGGATCGTAAACCGGCGCCACGATGCCCGCGCTGGTGACCTTCATTTCCTTCATGCTGGCCAGATCGGACTTGGTGACTTCAAGCTGAGCCAGCGCCGCGTTCTTCTGGTTGAGCGCCTTGTAGCTGTCGTCGCCCTGGATCATGTCGATGAAGCTTTTGCCTTCGCTAGGCAGGCCCCGCAATTTGACGCCTTTCTGCTCCAGGTCCACGACCTGGTCGATGACCTTCTGCAGCTCGCCTTTCTGATCATCGATGAGCTTCTTCAGGTCGGCGCTGACCTTGTTGCCCTTCTCGACCTCATCCATGGCCGCGTCGTACTTCTTCTGCAGCCCGTCAAAGCCGTTCTTCAGTTGCAGCTCCAGGGAATCCTTCAGTTCTTTAACTTCGCTCATGGCGATACTCCGAAATGGTGGGTGAACAGGTTGGAAATGTCTTTCAGCTCATCCACGATCGCCGTGGCCCCGCTCCCGCCGTCACGGCGTAGCGCGGTGTAGCCGAGCGAAGCGACCGCCGCCGCTTCCTTCTGCGAAAGACCCATGCGTTCGCGCAGGGCCTTCTCGAAAAGCCTGATGTCCGATTTGACGCTGAGGACTTGCGCTTGAGGGTTCATGCCGAACGGTACGAAAGAGGCCTCCCAGAGCTCGGCCTCTTTGATGACACGCACGCGCCGGCCGGCGCGCTCCTCGAAATCTGCCTTGATGGTGTTGAAGCCGATCGACATGCTGTCGAGCACTTCGGCCTTCATCAGCTCGTAGGCGTCGCGGGCATAGCTGACGTTGAGATTGACTTGGCCCTTCAGCAGCAGGCCGTGGTCATCCTGGGCGTAATCGGCGGCACCCACCAGGCGGGTCAGGTCGTGATACAGCGCCAGCTTGAGCTTTCCGCCCCGGGTTGCTTCACTCGGGTGAAGGCCCCAGGCAAGATCACGTCGTCGCCTAGATCCACGTTATTGAACACCGCAGCGTAGCCCTCGAAGTTGCCGGCTTCGTCAACGGCCTTCAGCTCAAAAGGAACTTCAAGGTTCGCCATTTTTCTGCATCTCCCATCGGGTAACTCGGGCGTAATCGCCGCCCAGCGGCGCATAGTTTTCTTTTTCGCGAACCTCATCGATCGACAGCCAGCCCGATCCGCCCGAGCCGCCCAGGGCCGCTTGGAAGTAGGCAGCACGGCCGGCGCTGTCAGCGCGCAGTAGCCCCTCGACCACAAATTCTGTGAAGCGCGGGCCTGAGCCGAACAACTTGTCGTTGAGCTCGTCTTCGACGGTATCGATGTAGGGCTTGAGGCCGAAGGTGATGTATCCGGTGAGTTGCTGCTCAAGGTTCGACCCCATGATCGAGGTCTTGCCGGCACGGTTGGCCAGCCACAGCGGTACGCCGTAGATGCCGGCCAGTGCCTCCTCCTGGAACTGCTGGGACTCGATGAACTGCGCATCCTTCTGACTGATGCCGGCGGGGACGATCTTCGGATTGCCCTGCAGGATGGCCATCTTGCCGATGTCGTCGGCGTCGGCCTTCCGCACATCAGGAAACTTGGCCATCACCTGGGCCTGCTGGGCCTGGGTGAGGAATTGCTCATAGATCACGTAGCCGCCGGTGAATCCGCCCTTGCGCATAAAGCGCGCCGACCACTGCTGGCCAGCCTTCGCCAGACCCATGGTTTCGGCTTGGTGCTCGATGGGCGAGAGGCCGACAATCCCGTCCAGGCTGAACAGCTTGAAGTGCAGCATGTTCTCTGGCGACACCAGATAGGGGTCGCCTTCGCCTGGCGTCACCTCGTAGATCAAGTCATCTTCGGTGTCGATCTTGACGGTCCGCCAGTCCAGCGGTACCAGGCCGATCGGATCGCCGTGGATGTTCCGTTCGATCAAGGCGAACGCGTTCCCGCGAAGCGCCATATTCACAACCACGAACTTGAGGAAGTTCAACATGGTCATGTAGGGGTTCGGCTTGCGCAGCAGCTTGAGCATGCGGTCATTGCCGGTAACCAGCGCTCGCCCGCCTTCCTTGTCCTCGTACAGCTTCAGCGGCAGGCCGCTCAATGACTCGGACAGGATCTTGACGCATGACCACACCATGCTGATGGACAAGGCGGTCTTCGCGGAAACCCGCACACCCGCCTTGGTGCGTTTGCCGCCGACCTCTAGGTCAACCTCAACGTTGTCACCCGTGACCGGGTCGGTATAGCTGAAGAAATTCCAGGTCGCGGGTTTGTACCATTTGAATGCCATGGTCAGCCTATGAGATCAAAGAACCCGTTATCCAGGTAATCGGCCATGCCGCCCTGCGCCTCTGGGTTCAGGGCTATCAGCGTCACGGCGTTGAACAGAGCCATGAGCGGGTCGATTTTCGCCGAACCACTGGCCTGCTTTGTGATGAGGATTGCGTTGCCTCGCGGCTCGACTCTGGCGTTACCGCAGCACCAAGCCATCATGGGCTGGCCGCCATGCCACAGACCGCCCTCGGCCAGTTTGCGTTCGGCCGTCTTGATTGCCCCGCCGAGCGTGTACCCTTGCTTGACGCCGCCGATCTTCTCGCGAGGGATGCCCCGGGCTTCCAAGGCGTCGAGAATGGCTCCGATACCGACCGGATCTAGTCCGACCTGGTCCAGCAGCGAAGCCTCCTCCACCTGCGCAACTAGCTCGGCGATCTGATCAACGTCGTCACCAATCCGCTCAACAAGCGTTAGGTGTCCGTCGTTTGCAAAGTCGCGGATGCGGGGCGCCTCAGCCTTTCTTCGCTCCAACACCGATGGATGCGCCCAGGCATGGGTCCAGACCAGCCAGCGCCTGCTTCCACGCTCACGACCAACAGCAGCAAAGCCAAGAAGATCGTCTAGGCCACCGCCATCGATACCGATGTCGATCACCTCACAGCGCTCAATGAGATCCTCTAGCGTTCGGCAGCTCTTCGAAACCTGTTGCTCCCAGTAGTCGGCGCCGGCCCAGCGATCAGACAGCAGCGCCAGTCCGATCTCGACGTTGAGGTGCTTTGCCAGAAAGCCACGGAATGACTCCTCCCCATCCATCTGCGCCTGGGCATAGCCCCGCTCAATGAACGGTTCGTCCACCGACAGCCCCAAGTTCGGGTTGGTGATGTAGGCGTTGGAGAAGTCGCGGTGCGCTCCTTCGTCGAGCATCGCCTTCGGGAATTCGTACAGCACAGGCAGGAACGAACGATCGACGATTTCGCCGTCTCGCACCTTTCGGGCGTACAGCAGCTTCTGGCGAAACACACCGGCCGGCGGGGCATCGGACTGGGTGGTGGCCCAGATGATGAAGCTTCAGGGCGTGATGCCAGTCCGCCGGTAGCCTCCCGTAGCATGGCCTCGGCGTTGGCGCGCTTGCCGAACACCCAGAGCTCATCCACGAATACGCCGATGGCCTTCTTGCCAGAAACTGTTTCGCTGTCGGCAGCTACCACTTTGAGGGTGGCGTTGGTCTGCCGGTGGGTAACCGTGCGCAGGTGATCCTGCACCTTGAGCAGAGCGTCAAGCTCCTCATCGGCCCGTACCATGTCGCGGATCGGGATATAGGAGTTGTCAGCGATTTCCTTGGTCGGCGCCAGAATGATGAACTCACCTGATGGCCGCCAGTTCAGGATCAATGCCGTGAGCATGATGCCGGCGGCGATCGTGGACTTGCCGTTCTTCTTGCTGATCAGCAGCATGAACTCGCTGACCATTCGCCGCCCCTCGTCGGGGTCGTAGGCGCCGAAGATGGCCGCCACGAACTGGTTGACCCAGTCTCGCACCGTCTCCGACATCAACGGGCTGCCAGTGGCGTCGACCATGCGCAGCGCTCCGAACACCTCCAAGGCCTCCTCGGCCTCGGCCGGAAACAACGGATTGAACGGAATGAGGCTCTGCCTGCCGACAATGCGCCGCTCCCAGTCGGGGCATGCTGTGGTCCACTCCATCATTTGACCGACCTCAGCGGACCGCGGCGTGCACCGAACTTGCCGGTGGAGGCCTGATCAGCTTTGGCCTGGGCCTGGTCCTTCTTGCCGCTCTCCCCTTTGCGGGGGTGAACGAAGGGCATCAGAGCCTTGGCCGCATCGACGCGCAGTTTCTGCTCCGCCTCCAGATCGTTCATCACCGACAGCAGAAAGTCCTTCGGGTCGCGGTGAAGCAACGCCTGCATCAAGTCGAAGCTGAGAGGCTCAGGCTCGGCTTGGTCGTCAGCGGATGGGGTGGGCTCAGGCGATTGTTCGGCCTGCTCGGGGCGCTTTGAGGCGGCCTCAGTTTTAACACCTGCTTTAACACCGCCTTTAACATCTGGAGGCATCAGGCCAAGGGCGCGAAGCTTGGCCAGTTCGGCGGCCACGTCCTTGTCCTTCACCAGCCGAGACCCCGACGCAGACGCGGTCTTCTCCGAATAACCAGCTGCCACGGCTGCGTCCCGATTGGACGCACCTTCCCTCAGCGCTGCGATAAATGCGCGCTTGCGGGATGTTAAAGCCATTTAACAAAAATCCTGTGGGGGAAAAAAATCTGTACGTGGGATCGGAGGCGGTCTAGCTACGGCGGAATCCCAATATTTTGGGTACCCCCCTGCCCATGACCCGATTTTTCGATCCAGAGCCTTCGCCGTACTTTTTTTCTTAGAAAAATAAGAATTTTATGGCGCTATAAGATCCCAGCAGCCTCTTCAGCCTGCTTGACAGAGTCGTGGCAGGACTTGCACAGCGACTGCCAGTTCGCCTGATTCCAGAAGAGATCCTGATCACCGCGATGCGCAACGATGTGGTCGACCACGCTTGCCGCGGTGGTCCTGCCGATCCTGGCGCAGTACACGCACAGCGGGTTGTCGCGCAGGTACTGCTCTCGGGCCTTCTGCCACTTGTAGCCGTAGCCGCGCTGAGAGCTGGTCATGCCGCTACGCCAACTACCCGGAACCACCACCTTAACTCGTGAGCCTGCGCTCTCCTTGATGCGAGAGCCGAGCGTCTTGAGCCTGGCCATCACTCGCCCAGCAGGCGAACGTGCTCGCCGTCGCAGTGAAACTCAACAATCAGCCGGGTCATCTCGCCGGCTTCCTGGATGAGCTGGACCTTTGTCTGCCCGGCCAGCACCTCACCGCTGAATGCGTCATGCAGGCAGACGTGCATGCCGTCGCGCTTCACGATCAAGGGCCGAGATGACAACAGGTACTTCAGCTTCGATTGACCTGCACTCTTCATTGCGCCTCCTTGATCTGCCGCACGATGTCATCGGCACGCTGACGGACCTCCAGCACCTGGCCGTCGAACGTGCGAACGATGGCGCAGATGCCGTGCCATTGGCTGCTGGCACCCGCTTCTGTTACCGAGGCGACGGCGGCGGGAGCCAAGTGAATGGCGTTACGGTTGATTCCGGTCAACGTGATCATCGGTTATCCCTGAGCCTTACGAGACAGAAACAGGTCGGAGTAGCCACGAAGCTTCTCCACTCCCATGAAGCCGACCATGCCACCAGCGAACGTGGCCATGCCCTGTGGCAGGCCCATCCATTCGAGCAGAGGCACCAGAGCCAGGGTAATGAGGCCGCACAAGGCGCCCTCTAAAAACATCTGCCGCCGAGTGCCGCCGCCATACACCACCCGGAGGACGGCGATCGCGACTGACAAGCCAGCGGCATACAGCTGAGGCTGATGGGCCAGCACCCAGGTGAGCACAGCGGCCCACAGGCCAGGATCCTTCTCGGGCATGTTTGGCAT